TCGTACTAGACCTATTTGTATAGGTAAGTTCCAAGAAGCACTTTCCGATAAGGGTGTAACAATCCAATCAAAACGCCTAATAGAGGAAATGAAAGTATTTGTTTGGAAAAACGGCAGAGCAGAAGCCCAATCAGGTTATAATGATGATTTAGTAATGTCTTTTTCTATGGGACAATTCATGAGAGATATATCATTTAAATTTAAACAACATGGTGTTGATCTTACTAAAAGTATGCTAAATAATATATCAACATCCAATAACTCATTTTCAGGAGGATATTCAAGTCAAGGTATAAATAAAAATCCTTGGAAGATGGATAATCCATATTCTGGAGGGGAGGAAGATATTAATTGGTTACTTTAAAAAATTCATTGTTTTTTTCAATATTTATTAGTATAATATAATAAAAAATATGGCTCAAAAAGATTTATTTTCGAGATTAAAAAGATTATTCTCAACAGATGTAATTATTCGTAACCAAGGTGGAACACAGCTTAAGGTTATGGATGTAAATAAAATTCAACAATCCGGTGAACTCCAAACAAATTCCCTAGTAGATAGATTTAATAGAATTTATACCAATTCATCAACATCATTATATGGTTACCAAAATTCATTTAACTATCAAACCCTAAGACCTACTCTATATTCAGAATATGATGCTATGGATACAGATGCTATTATTGCTTCTGCTCTTGATATTATAGCTGATGAATCTACTTTAAAGAGTGAGTTAGGTGAAGTATTATCAATCCGTAGTTCGGATGAAGACATACAAAAGATATTATATAATTTATTTTATGATGTATTAAATATTGAATTTAATCTTTGGCCTTGGATTCGTAATATGTGTAAATACGGGGATTTTTTCTTAAAATTAGAGATCGCTGAAAAATATGGTGTATATAATGTAATTCCATATACTGCATATCATATTGAGAGACAAGAAGGATATGATATTAAAAACCCTGCATCTATAAGATTCAGATTTGATCCAGATGGTATATCAGCCTCAAGTTATGGTTATTCTGATGTACATAATTCATCACAACAAGGAAAATCTATTATATTTGATAATTATGAAATGGCCCATTTCCGATTATTAACTGATACTAATTTTTTACCTTACGGTAGATCATATATTGAACCTGCTCGTAAATTATTTAAACAATATACATTGATGGAAGATGCAATGTTGATTCACAGAATCGTTCGTGCACCTGAAAAACGTATATTCTATGTTAATGTCGGTAATATTGCCCCTACTGAAGTAGAAAACTTTATGCAGAAAACAATTACCAAAATGAAACGTACTCCATATATTGATCAACAAACAGGTGAATATAACTTGAAATATAACATGCAAAATTTACTTGAGGACTTCTACATCCCTATCCGTGGAAATGATCAAGCAACTAAAATTGATACACTCCCAGGATTACAATATGATGGTATTACTGATGTTGAATATTTAAGAGATAAATTATTTGCTGCTTTAAAAGTACCTAAAGCGTTTTTAGGATATGAAAAAGACTTAACAGGTAAGGCTACATTGGCTGCAGAAGACATTAGATTTGCGCGCACAATCGATCGTATTCAACGTATAATGTTATCTGAATTAAATAAAATTGCTTTAGTTCACTTATACACACAAGGATATTCAGCTGAAAGTTTAACTAATTTCCAATTATCATTAACTACTCCTTCTATTATATATGATCAAGAAAGAATTGCATTGATGAAAGAAAAAGTTGAATTATCTAACTCTATGATAGATGGAAATTTAATGCCTACCGATTGGATATACGAGAATATATGGCATATGAGTGAAGACCAATATGATGAAATGAGAGATTTAATTAGACAAGATGCTAAACGTAAATTTAGAATTAGCCAAATTGAATCAGAAGGCAATGATCCTATTGAATCTGGACAATCATATGGTACACCACATGATTTAGCTTCATTATATGGTAGAGGTAGATATGATAATAATACAGATGTTCCTGTAGGATATGACGAAAAAAATCCATTAGGAAGACCTGAAGAAAAAGTAACTAATAGAAATACACAAGATGATTCATTTGGAAAAGATAGAATTGGATCTCTAGGAATAAAACGTGACGATGAAGAATCATCTTCAATGAGAACTAATTATAAAGGTGGATCACCATTAGCATTAGAGGGCAGATCACTATCAGTTTTTCAATCAAATATGTTAAGTAAAGTTCCATTTGGTAAAAAACGAATGATATTTGAAGTAGATAAACAAAAAGAATCACTATTAGATGAAAATCAAATACGTGAGTAATAAATTTTAATATATTTATAAATAAATGATATATTTGTATAAATATTCGAATATATAATAAAATAACCCTTTATAAATGTTGCCAAGAAAAAAGAAAATCAACATATGAATTTATTTGGAAATATAAGAATAATTAAATGAGTAAAATAAAACATTCGAAATATAAAAATACCGGTATTATTTTTGAATTACTAATTAGACAGATCACTGCCGATACTTTAGATGGAAAGGACTCCCCAATTAAAGAAATTCTTAAAAAATATTTTGTTAAAACAGAATTAGGAAAAGAATATAAATTGTATGAGGCTTTATTAAATAAAAATAGTATTACTGAGACCAAAGCAAATATTGTTATTGATACTCTTTTAGAATCATCTAAAAATATTAATAAAAGAATAGTTAAAAAACAAAGATATAATCTCATTAGTGAAATTTCAAAACACTATGATTTAAATGAGTTTTTTAATCATAAATTACCTAACTACAAGATACAAGCCGCTTTCTATACTCTTTTAGAAGCATACACTATTGGAAATGTAGTAAATCCTAATATTATTATTACAAATAAAGTAACTATATTAGAACATTTAACCGCAGCATTGATTACAGAAAAACAAGTAAGAGATAATGTATTGGAAGAATTTAAAAAATCTGATAAAGATTTACGTACTTTAACATATCGAATAATTTTAGAAAAATTCAATGGTAAATACGATGAATTAAACTCACATCAAAAATCCATTCTAAAAGAATTAATCAATTCAATTGATAATTTACCAAGATTAAAAGAATTTTATAGTTCTAAATCTATTGAAATTAGAGAAGAATTAACAAAATTAAATAAAAAAGTCAAAGATCAAGTTACTAAAATTAAAGTTAATGAAATTATATCATTGATAAAACCTCTAGATAAAAATGTAAAGGTATCTGACAATGATTTAATCAACTTATTGCAATATTGTGATTTAGTTAACGAATTAGAATCAGCAAATGCGTGAGATTTTAAAAAATATAATTAAAGCAAAATATAAAAAATTAAAGGAGCAATCATATACAGGAGTAGGTGGTGCAACTTTTTCCCCGGGTGAAGGAACTCAATATTCTACACCAAGAGCTTTTGCTAAAGATACTAATTCTAAAGGAATAAAAAATCCATATTATTATAAACTTGGATATAAAATAGTACCTAAAAAAATTAAAGGATCTGAATTAGAAGTTAAACAATTATTTGAAGATGAAATATTAAATGAATATAACGATTTTCAGCAAGATAGAATAAAAGCATTCGAATTAGTAGAAAATGAATTAAATTCACTATTACCATTAATTTCAAACGCTAAAAATGAAACAGCAGAATTCTATGCTGAAAACCCAGGCTCATATAAAGTAATTATAGGAACAGATCTAATTTTAGAATATATAAAAGACATTAAAACTTTATTAATAGGAGAACAATAATGAAAACATTAAACGAACAATACAGATTAATTAAAGAAGATAAAGGACATAAAGGTATGTTCTTAACTGAAGCAAAACGCCAGTTTCCTAATTACATCCGTAATGCAGCTACGTTTGACGAAGCTGAAAAAGTATTGAAGCAAAAAGGTGTAATCACTGAAAATTTTTCAGGTTTAGAACCAATCAACTCACCATTTTCTACAAAAGTACAAGAACCATTTGAATCATCTTTTGCTAAATTCTTGGAAGAAGCAAAATCTCCAGAAATAAAAGCAAAAGAAGTTAAAGCTAAAACATTAAAATCTCAAGAAGATGATGAAAAAGCTGAATTAAAGAAACCATCAGATCAAGTTGAAGATGATCTAGAACATGGATATAATAACAAAGACGATAAAAACATTAATAATTTGATGTTTGGTCAAGTAATGACAGGATATTACGCTGAAATGAAAGACCCAAAGAATGCAGACAAAACAATGGAACAATTAAAAGACATTGTTTTAAAGAATTTAGCTAAAGATCCAATTTTCTATACTAAAGATGGTCAATTTGGAGTTAAAGGTGTTGGATATACAACTGAAGTACCTGGTTTAGGTACCCCAAAAGAGGCTAAAGGAAAATATAAAGCATCTGGATATGGTGATTTAAAAGAAGGACAAGTAAATATGAATGTACAAGAAATAAAATTACGTAGAATAATTAACACAATTATCCGTGAAGAATTAGCTAAAAAATCATTAAATGAAAACGTTGATAAACGTTTAAAAGAAATCGAAGTAGAAGCAGAGATGGAAGTAATGGGTTTAAAAATGGAAAAGATCATGGCCGAAATCGAGAAGCGCCAAACTCAATTAAGTCGATTGGATGAAGATGAAGATTTAAAAGTTATGATGGATAAAAAAGTAATATCAAAAATCCAAAAAGAAATTAAATTTTTAGAAAGAGCTAAAGCTAAAGTTGAAAAAATCATGGGTAAAGGTAAAGGTAAAAAAATTGAAGTAATTGATGAGATGGAAGATGCCGAAGAAAATCCTGAATTCGAAAAAGTTGCAGCACAAGCTGAAGAAATGTATCATGATGGGTTAGAAATTAAAGATATCTTGGTTAAATTTAACCCTCGTATGCGAAATGATTTAGAACGTCATCTAAAAATGGGTTTTGAAGGAACAGATAATGACTAAAATTTACCAAAATGACTAAACAAGTATTAATAGAAACTCAATTATTTAAATTATCTCCTATCCCCCTAACAGAAGGTAAAGTATCTGGACGTGGAAATCCCATGGTAGAAGGTATATTAGCCACAGCCGAAATTAAAAATGGTAATGGTAGATATTACTCTAAAGACCTATGGGAACGTGAGATAAACAAATATATGGAATCTATACGTGAAAATAGAGCACTAGGAGAATTAGATCACCCCGAATCATCAATTATTAACCTAAAAAACGTATCCCACAATATAGTAGAATTACGATGGGATGGAGATAATGTAATGGGTAAAATTGAAATACTACCTACACCATCTGGGAATATATTAAAAGCACTTATTGATAGTGGGATTACAGTTGGTGTTTCTTCTCGTGGTATGGGTTCATTACAAGAAAAATCAGGCGTATTAGAGGTACAAGATGATTTTGAATTATTAGCATGGGATTTTGTAAGTACCCCATCTAACCCAGGATCATGGATGCGTCCTATAAAAGAATCTATTAATGAAGGACAAACATCTAACTCTAATAAATATTCCAAGGTAAATTCTATTATCACAGAAATCCTTTGTTCACAAGGTTCTTGCCCAATTTGGTAAACCAACATAATTTTTCAAAATATTTACCATATAAAATCCAATAACATGCAACCTATCATTATTTATCGGATGTTGAAATTAATATAAAATATTAACAACAAATTAGGAATATTATTTTAGATATTATAAATGTATTAAATAAACTTTAACTCATATTATAATTGAGCCTTCTTTTGCAGGCTTTTTTTATCCTTGCGACTTTATGCCCCTACCCATATACGTATAAATTGAATATGCCGTCCCTCGATTCCGATACGACATCAATTAAATAATTTATATTACGTTTCTTAATAAACGTACTTTCCCAACAAAAAATAAATTTAGGAAAAATGGCAACAAACAGAGACTTGCTTAAAGAAGCAATCGCAGATGCTAAAGCTGTAAAAGAAATGGCTATTGCAAATGCAAAAGCTGCTTTAGAAGAATCATTCACACCACAATTACAATCTATGCTATCTGCAAAACTTCAAGAAATGGAAGAAGAAGAATTGGACGAAGTAGGATTTGGAAAAATGACAGCAGATTCAGACGAAGGATTCAGTGAAATGGATGAAAAAGCCCTTGATGAACTTGAAGAAGATGATATGGATTTGGATGAACTTTTAAATGAGTTAAACGAAGAAGAAGTTGATTCTGAAGAAGATGGTGAACCTTTAAATTTAGAAGATATGACAGACGAAGATCTTAAAAAATTAATTGAAGATGTAATATCAGATATGGTTAGTTCAGGTGAACTAGAAGCTGGTGAAGGTGATGAAGAAGATGATGACTTAGAAGATGGTGAAGATGAAGAAGAAGGTGATGGTGAGTTAGAAGATGGTGAAGATGAAGAAGAAATCAATTTAGATGAACTTTTAGCTGAAATAGAAGGTATGGATGAAGAGATGGAAGAAGAAGATTTAGATGAAGCATTTAGAGATATATTTAAAGGTGATGCATCAAAATTTATTTCCAATAATAAATCTGAAGCTGAGAAAATTATAGCAATGAATGATAAAAAAGCAGCACTAGAAATAGCAGCCCCTCTCATTATAAAATTCAGAAACGAACAATTGAAAAAAGGACAAACACCAGATGCTGTTAGATCAGATGTATCAGACTTAAGACAAAAATTAGATTTAAGTGGATTAGGTGGTACTAGTAAAAATACAGTTTCAACATCAGAAAGTCTTCAATCAGAATTGGATGAAGCATTAGATACCATTAAAAATCTTCGTGGTGATTTGAATGAAGTTAATTTGTTGAATGCTAAATTGTTATTCACAAATAAAATCTTCAAAGCTAAAAACTTGACTGAAAGTCAAAAAGTAAATGTACTTACAACATTTGATAAAGCAACAACAGTAAAAGAAGTTAAACTAGTATTTGAAACTTTAAACGATGGTTTAAAAGTTAAATCATCTAGAGTTAATGAAAATTATGGTAGTGCTTCAAAAGGAGTAGGAACAACAAAAACAAAACAACCGATATTAGAATCTGATCCAATGGTGGCTCGTTTTCAAAAATTGGCTGGTATAATTTAATTTTAAAATAAAAAAACAATGTCAAACATTAATTCACTTTTAGAAAGCTCTGCAAACGGTTGGAAAAATATGCAGAGTGATGCGGCTAGAATGGCTGCAAAATGGGGAAAGACAGGTTTGTTAGAAGGTCTTGGAAACGAGATTGAAAAAAACAATATGTCTTTAATCCTTGAAAACCAAGCTAAACAACTTGTTGTTGAAACTTCAACTAACGGTACTACAGGTGGTACATTTACAGCAGGTGCTGGTTCACAATGGGCTGGAGTTGCTCTTCCATTGGTACGTAAAGTATTTGGTGCTATTTCTTCTAAAGAATTTGTATCTGTACAACCGATGAATCTTCCTTCAGGTCTCGTATTCTTCTTGGATTTCCAATATGATCAAACAAAACAATTACGTTTTGGCGGACCAGGTAATGCATTCACTTCACCATCTTCTATGTATGGTAATACAAACCCAGGCGCAGATTTTAATCCATCTGATGGTTTATATGGTGCCGGTCGTTTCGGTTACTCAATCAACCAATTCTCATCTTCAGCGGCACAAGTCACAGCTTCAGCTACTTGGGCTGATGTAAATTATGATGCTGAACTATCATCTTCAATTGCGGCTGGTGATTTGGTAAAAGTAATTGTAACAGGTCCTACTAATTTTGATGCTAAAGGAGTTCGTGCATTTGTATTAAGTGGTTCTACTATGAACCCTGCATTTGGTTTACCACAATATACATCTACTGATGGTACAGATATTACTTTTGTATTTGCCTCAGGTTCAGGTGCTTCTAATGGTACTGCTACTTTATTCTACAATATACAACCAGTTGATAATAATCGTGGAGATTTTGAAGATGCATCAGGTGCAGGATATACTAATGCACAATCTACATCAGGTGACCAATTGGCTATCCCACAGATTGATATCAAAATGAAATCAGAAGCAATTGTTGCTAAAACTCGTAAGTTGAAAGCACAATGGACACCTGAATTCGCACAAGATTTGAATGCTTATCAAGCATTAGATGCTGAAGCAGAATTAACGTCAATTATGTCTGAGTATATTTCATTAGAAATTGACTTAGAGGTATTAGATATGTTGATCCAAGATGCTTCTGCTGCAGATGAGTACTGGTCAGCTGTGAATAACAAATCATTAAATTCTGCTAAAACAGGATATGATTCATTAGGTTTCTACAATACACAAGGACAATGGTTTCAAACTTTAGGAACTAAAATGCAAAAAGTAAGTAATAAAATCCATCAGAAAACACTTCGTGGTGGTGCTAACTTCTTAATATGTTCCCCATCAGTAGGAACGATTTTAGAATCAATCCCAGGATTTGCTGCATCATCTGATGGTGATGTTACTAAAGCGTCTTACGCATTCGGTATCCAAAAAGCAGGTCAAATGAATAGCCGTTATACAGTTTATAAGAATCCTTATATGACTGAAAACGTTATTTTGATGGGTTATAGAGGATCTCAGTTCTTAGAAACAGGTGCTGTATTTGCTCCATATATTCCATTAATCATGACTCCACTTGTATATGATCCAGAAACGTTTACTCCACGTAAAGGTTTATTGACTCGTTACGCTAAGAAAATGATAAGACCGGAATTTTATGGTCGTATATTTGTTAGTGATTTAGCTTCTGTATAAGAAAATAATCATAATATTTCTTTAAGAGCCTGGCAATAGCCAGGCTTTTTTTGTATATTAATAATATGTATGTTCGATACATTAAATATATGTTAGGATGAAAAAGAAATATGATAAGAAGATTATACAATATTCATTGGATGGAGATATCATAGAATTATTCGAAAGTGCTAAATTAGCTACCAATATAGTAAATTATGATTCTATAATAAATTGCTGTAGGGGAAAATATAAAACAGCAGGAGGATACATATGGAGATTTGAAGGAGATGATTTTTCTATATCATATGATAAAAAAATTAATGGTAAAAATCATATATGTGGAATATGTAAATCATCCGAAACAATTCGCTCTATGAATATGCATTTAAAATGGGTACATAATATTTCAACAGAAGAATATATTACTCAGCATGGAGAATTTCGCCCTAAACAATTAAAAAATAAAACTAAACTCAACCCATCATTTACTTGTAAAGAATGTGGAATACCATTAAATGGTAATAGACACCTAATGTTTCATATCAATAAAACCCACCCAGAATTAACCAAAAGTGAATATATTATAAAACATATGTTAAATGGGGATGAACCAATATGTAAATGTGGTTGTGGGGAAAAAGTTAAAATATTAGAGAATGGTAGGAATTGTGACTTGCAAAAAGATACATACCATAGAGATTATATAAAAGGTCATATTGATTGGGATGTATTTTCTAGTACTGGTAAACAATCTAAAGAAGAAATAGAATTATTAGAATACATACAATCAATATATGATGGTAAAATCCAAACAAATATTAAAAATATAATCCCAAGAAATGAAATAGACATATTCCTCCCAGAATTATCAATAGGAATAGAATATAATGGTCTATACTGGCATTCTGAAAAAGGAGGAAGAATGAAAGATTATCATATAAATAAAACTAACCACTGTTCCTCTAAAAATATTCACCTCATACAAATATTTTCTGATGAATGGTTAAACAAAAAAGAAATAATTAAAAGTAAACTTCAATCCATACTAAAAGTTACCCCTAAACAAAATACAATATATGCTCGAAAATGTTATGTTGGTGTTATTACCCCAAAGCAAAAAAATGAATTTTTAAAGAAATATCATATACAAGGAGAAGATAGAAGTTCTATTAAATTAGGGTTATTTCATGGAGAAAATATTGTAGCTGTTATGACATTTTCCCATCCTAGAATTTCATTAGGTGCATCTAAAAATTCCCCCAACACATATGAATTATCACGATATGCTTCATCACATAATGTTATAGGAGGAGCCTCTAAACTCATCAAATATTTCACCCAAAAATACACCCCATCCCAAATATATTCATACTCAGATAATAGATGGACCAACCCAGATAAAAATATGTATTTAACTATAGGTTTTTCAAAATCATCTAATTCATCACCTGGGTATTTTTACACAAAAAATTTTTTACAAAGAATACATAGGTATAATTTTACAAAACATCACCTAAAAAAAATGGGAGCAGATGTTGAAACAAAAACAGAATATCAAATTATGCAAGAAATGGGATATACTCGTGTGTGGGATTGTGGTTCTACAAAATATATTTTAAATTTATAATATCCCCAATACCCTGGCAATAGTCAGGCTTTTTTTATATATTTATTAACAAATAATATTATATGAGTGATTTTAATAGAACACCAGAAGCACAAGAAGTTTTTAAATCAAAAAGAAAACCAAAAGGATCAATTAAATTTAAAATTTCATTGAATGAAGAACAAAAAGAAGCAAAAGAAAAAATCCTAAAAAAACCATATACCTTACTTAGAGGAGCTGCTGGTTCTGGGAAAACATTACTAGCAACTAATATAGCTCTTGATTTATTTTTTAAAGGAGAAATCGAACAAATTATTATTACTCGCCCAACAGTATCAAAAGAAGATATTGGATTTCTTCCAGGTGACTTAAAAGATAAGATGGACCCATGGTTAGCACCTATATATGATAATTTATATATGTTATATAATAAGGATAAAATTGAGAAAATGTTGGCAGAAAATCAAATTGTTATTGCTCCATTTGCATTTCTTAGAGGAAGAACATTTTGTAATTCTGTTATCATAGTAGATGAATGTCAAAATATAACTCATAATCAAACTGAATTGATATTAGGTAGATTAGGGACCGAATCAAAAATGATATTTTGTGGAGACCTCCGCCAATCCGATTTAAAATTTAAAAAAGATTCAGGTATATCATTCTTTACCAAATTAGAATGTGAAACCCCAGATGATGTTCAAGTAATTAATTTAAAAAAAAATCACAGACACCCAGCAGTAGAAAGAGTTTTAAAAGTATACGAAGACTACCAGGATTAATAAATATAATATTTGAGGTTATTTTTTAATATTTATAATAAAAATATAAAATGGCATCTACATTAAATCCAACTACTTTCAAAGTAAAAATAATAGAAGAACAAATTGTTCGTAATAATGTAATTAAAAATGAAGTAACTTACACTATAGGAAATGTTACTAATGTAGATCATAGAGTATTAACATGCCCTAACACTACATCTGTAGATTTATTTAATATAAATGGTCCAACTCCTGGAGCAGGTACATTTCCTTCAAGTAGTTTAAAATATGTTCGTATTACTAATTTAGATGATACTTACAATATTGCTATAATAGTAAGTGGATCTCAAGGTGCTTTTACACAAGAATTAACTCCAACTTCTTCTATGTTTATAGTGAGTTCAAATATTACTTCTAGTAATTTTTCCGGTATTTTTGGAGATAATATAGAATACGTTAAAGCATATGCTATTAGTAGTAGTATAGATTTAGAATATACATTAATAAACGCTTAATTATATGAATATCCCAATTTGGCCCGGATCCAGTTCATTCCAACCCGGAGAAACTCCTTTTGGATTTTATGATAATGATCCACAATTTCAAGCTGATGCTGATAAATTTGCTTTATTTGCTTCTCGAAGATTAGGATATCCTATTGTAGATATTGAATTACAAGATTTAAACTTCTATGCAGCATTTGAAGAAGCAATTACTACTTATGGTAATGAATTATATGCATATTCCGCACAAGAAAACTTATTAACCTTTCAAGGATCATCAACAACCATAGGACCAGCAAATAACCAATTAATCCAACCAAATTTAAGTTCAGAAATCAGATTATCTGATCAATATGGGACAGAAGCAGGTGTTGGTGGTAATGTTACTTGGTATTCTGCATCTATCCAATTAAAACATGGAGTTCAAGATTATAATCTCACAGAATGGGCTTTAAATTTGGGAGTTGCTGAAGGTGATTTAGAAGTTAAACGTGTATTTTATGAGGCTGCACCAGCTATTGTAAGATACTTTGACCCATATGCCGGTACAGGAACAGGTATGATGCAATTATTAGATAGTTTTGGATTTGGTGGATATTCACCTGCCGTAAATTTTTTAATGATGCCTATCAATTATGACTTACAAAAATTACAAGCAATTGAATTTAATGATCAAATCAGACGGTCCCAATTTTCATTTGAACTTATAAATAATAATTTAAGGATATTCCCTATTCCTGATGGAGGGATGCAAACCACATTTATCCAATATATTAAAAAATCAGATAGAAATAATCCATATATTAATAGTGGAGTAGGAAGTATAGTTACAAATGTATCTAATGTCCCGTATGAAAATCCAAATTATACTCAAATCAACTCAGTAGGAAGACAATGGATTTTTGAATATGCTTTAGCAATAGTTAAAGAAATTTTAGGGTATGTTAGAGGTAAATATTCTACTATTCCAATACCAAACGCCGAAGTAACGCTTAATCAAAGTGATTTAATAACTGCGGCCACTACTGAAAGAAATGCGTTGATCGAGCGTTTACGAGCTTATTTTGATGGCACATCACGACAAAGCTTACTAGAAAGAAAAGCAGCTGAAGCAACAAGTCAAAAAAGCATATTAAATGAAGTTCCAATGGTGATCTTTATAGGATAATATGGTTAGTATATATAAAATAATATAAAATATGTGTGCATTATTTGGAGGAGCAAGAGATATATCTTTATTTAGAGGTTTAAATAGAGAACTTATTTCAGATATAATTACTCAACAATGTATTTACTATAAATTTAAATTAGAAGAAACTAAAGTAAATATGTATGGGGAGGCTGCTGGTACTAAATTTTATCATGATCCTGTAATATTTAATGCTTTAATATCTCGTGGTGATCAAACACAACCAACAGATGAATTTGGTGTTTCATTTGGGTGGGATCTTGAATTTAGATTCTTTAGAGATGATTTAGTTGATGCTAATGTTATCCCTGAAGTAGGAGATATTATAATGTATCAAGATGCATATTATGAAGTAGATAATACAAATGCTAATCAATTCTTTATAGGAAAAGACCCAGATTTCCCTAATTATGATGATAACGGAATTAACCCATTAAATCCGGGATTGGAAAATTTTGGTACAAGTATATCAATTATATGTGTTGCTCATTATACCCCTGCCGATAAGGTAGCTATCCTTCGCGAAAGAATATAACATATGACTCAATATAAAAAACCCGTACCAAAATCTCAAAAAGAGATATCAAATAAACAGGTTAACCCATATATTAATCCTGAGAATGGAGAGACTCTGGGTAATCCAAATATACCATCTGAATTTCAACAATTTACACCCACAGAACAAAACGGTATAAATTTTAATAGATCAGAAAAATTATCATTTATAAATGATCATACTAAACCATTTTCAGTTAGTATACAAGATATAGATGAATCAGTATTATTTTATTTTGAAAATATTATTAGACCTTATGTTTATCAAAATGGTGTAAAAATACCTGTACCTTTAATTTATGGTGCTCCAGAAAAATGGAAATCTGTTCAAAAAGATGGGTATTATAAAGATAAAAATGGTAAAATTATGTCTCCTATTATCGTGTTTAAACGTGATGGTATGGAAAAAAATAGAAGTATTACAAATAAATTAGATGCTAATAATCCCCATTTATATACTTCTTGGCAAAAATCATATAATGCAAAGAATTCATATTCTAATTTTAATGTTTTAAATAATCGAGCACCAACACAACAATTTATAACTAATGTAGTACCTGATTATGTTACTCTAACTTATAGTTTTATAATACAAACATATTACGTAGAACAATTAAATAAAATTACCGAAGCTATAAATTATGCTTCAGATTCATATTGGGGTGATCCTGAACGTTTTAAATTTAAAGCTAATATAAATGGATATACTAATGTAACAGAATTAGCCCAAAATGATGATAGAATTGTTAGAAGTACTTTTACTCTTACAATGTATGGATATATAGTACCGGATACAATTCAAAAAGATGCTACAGCTATTAAAAAATATAATAGTAGATCTAAAATAACCATTGGAATGGAGGTAACAGATTCTGTAGCAGAAGTAGTAACAACAACAAATAGAAGAAGACCAACAAACCCAACATCATTTTTCCCTTCTGGAGGTGGTTCTGGTGGTGGTGTGGATCCGGTTACTATAACGTATTTAAACACGAATATACAAAAATTAGGCACATATGTTAACCCAACAACTATAACATTTAATAGCGGCTGGTTAATATCACCACAAGGTTTACCTCCAACATCTATAAATAATTTTACTTTATTCTGTAATGGTGCTTTAATAGAGCTAGCAGCTATAGTTTCATTTACAGAATCAGCAGGAGTAACAACATTAATAATAAATCCATCTGCTCTTGGATATAGTTTTAGCCCTACAGATGAAGTAATAGCAATAGGAAAATTTAATAGCTAATGGCAATAATCAAACCAGAACAACTATCCGCAGGATTATATAATATAAGTGGATCATTTTCAGGTTCATTTCATGGAGATGGTAGTGATTTAACGAATTTACCAACACAATCATTTGATACTGGTTCATTTATTACAACAAGCTCTTTCAATGCGTTTATAGGTTCATATAATACAGGATCATTTACTGGTTCATTTATTGGAAATGGTAGCGGGTTAACCAACTTACCAACACAATCATTTGATACTGGTTCATTTATTTTAACATCATCTTTTAATGCGTTTACAAGTTCAATATATTCATTTACTAGCTCAATATCTAGTAGTATAGATAGTTTAACTAATGCTACCTCAAGTTATATTTTGAATTCACAAACAAGTTCAATGTTTGTTTCAAGTTCAGTACATGCTAATTCCTCTTCTATTGCTATATCTAGTTCATATGCTTTAAGTGCAAGTTATGCATCTTCATCACAATCCTCTAGTTTTGCTACATCTGCATCTTATACTTTAAGTGCTTCATATTCATTAACATCTTCATACACACAAAACTCACAAACTGCATCGTATGCTTTACAAGCAGTAAGTTCGAGCTTTGCTTCAACAGCATCGTATGCTTTAAATATAACATCTACAATTGGAATGAGAGTGTACACAGACGACACCTTTATTGCAGAAGGTTCAAAAGGATTTAGACACATCGGCAGTAATTCAGTAATTTCAAAAACACGCACATTAGCCAACACTAACGGGTATATTGAAGTTGATGTGAAGAGAAATGGTGCCGTACTAGGTACTATTAGTCTATCAAACCAATCTTCATCAATAGACAATACCTTGACGGGTTGGACTACACAACTAAACACTGATGACCTAATAGAATTTTATGTTAGTCAATCATCTATATATATAACAGATGTATCAATATTTATTGATATACAATCAACATAATAAAATAAATAAATGAAAGCAGCAGTAGAACACATATTCACTGGCCCAACCGGATCTATAAGTGGATCATATGATTCAACAAAGACTTTACTAGGTTCACTAATGAAGCAATATACCGGTAATACATTGGATGAAAAATACGTCAGTACCAACCCATCAGCTATAATAAACCAAGTTGAGGTAGCAGGTCTAGCATATACAATGCCTCATGTAATCCAATATACTGATGATATTTTCTGGGTATTTGTTACAGCACAAGCACCATCAATCACTCGTAACGTGGGATTATATGAATTTAATAAATTAACATCCACAATCAGTTGGAAAGGTTTTATCACTATATCAGGAACAACTTTTGCAGGTACAAAAACACCTCGAGGCTTGAGAGGATTCGTATACAAACACACAACGGGTACAGTATCTACTTCGGGAGCATCTACTACCATAACTGGAGATAGTACAGGGTTTCAATCTGAAAGAATAGCCGTTGGAGCTAGAATTGGATTTAATACAACCGACCCTAATGACGTAACAACGTGGTATGAAATAACAGCAATTAATAGTAATACAGAATTAGTTATATCATCACCTGTCAATTTATCTCTATCTACTACATATGTAATTGAGGAAATTAGAATAGCATTAGCAACAACAAATTCTTTAACTACAATAATAAATGGTGGAGTAACTTTGATTAAAGGATTAAATTACAATACCTTCACACTAGGTGGTACCACTATCCCAGAGGCATCACTATCAACCCCAACAAATGTAGATAATATTCGAGCTAGTTATTTGTTAAAAGATCCATTAATAAATGGAGCACCTCAACAAACCTGCACATTTACATCAGGAACTCCTGGAACTATTAATGTAAATAACCACGGATTAGTAGTTGGAGATTTGGTTGTATTTACAACAACAGGAACACTTCCCGTAGGTATTACAGCGGCATCAACAATATATTATGTTACACCTACAAATCTAACAACCAATACGTTTACTGTATCAGTTACATTAGGAGGTGTTATAATTAATATAGCATCAGCTGGAACTGGAATACACACTGTCAACTCATCAACTGCATGGAACCCATGTGGATTAGGCAGTGATGATTTTATAAGCAATTCTCATCATGATTTATATCTGGTCCACTCAAATAATGCAACAAGTGTTAGAATAATTAAATATAATCTAAGAGCACCATTAACAGTTATATCAGGATACTCAACAAGTGCATTTATTTTTAAAACAAATAATCACGCAATAGTAGGAACAGCATCCCAAGTAAATAATGGTAGAATATTTACTGCATCTCATGGTGCTGCAAATGGAGTAAAATCACTATGGTTTGTAACAACGAATCGTATATACAGGTGTACATTATCTGGAATAACCCCATTAGCAACTGGATGGATTAGCGATTTTATGATCGAAATTCCCCCAGGAACTTCTACAACTTACTCTGCACTCTCAACAATGAGCCAGATTGATTACAGTGAGACTATTGATAGAATCTTTATTCCAACTACAAGTGGTCGATTTGGGGTATACATAGGTACTTACGATACTACTGGATTAATTCCTTTTGAGAAAATTATAGGTACAAATATTAATCGACTAAAACTATCAACAACCCCATCAGGTGCTGTAGATGGTTTATTCCCACAAGCAGCCGTGACTGTATGGACAGAGGGTGGATATATGTTTGTAATTCCAAATACTGCAGTTTCTGGTTTAAATTGGTTATATATATTCCCAATAGGAGCTGATAGTACATACGCTGCAAATACCAATCAACGAATTATCACACCTAAATTGGCAACTCCAAATGCATCTAAATTGTATAGGGCTTATGTAGATCACGCTGAATATATAGGTGATTATGGATTAGGAATCCAACCAGAAGCTTATAAATTATATTTTAGAACTTCAGGAATTGATGATAATAGTGGATCGTGGACGGAGGTGGGAAGAAATGGAGATTTAACTTCACAATCTCCAAATAACTTTATTCAGTTTATGTTTGAGCTGGATGTTTTAGGAGAGGTATGTGTTCCAACAAAGATATACGGCGTTAGTTGTGTATATGAGGATGGATCTCAGGATTCTCACTATGAACCTTCATTAACAAAGTCATCTGCGCAGAATAGACAATTTGCATGGAGGCAAACGGCACTTTGGGGAGGAACAATTCCCAACCTAAGAATGAGGTTATTTAATGTAGCTACTAATACAAATATTTTAGATGACAACATAACTACAAGTGCTTATGGAGTTTGGCAATATTCAACAGATGGTATTTCTTGGTTAGCATGGGACTCATCAGCGGATGTAATAGGAAATTATATAAGGTATACAGTAGATGGTGGTGTTATTGGAAATTTAATAACGGTGAGAGCCCTTTTAACACAAAACTAATATGTCAGAAGTCTTAACGGATATATTATTTGCAGTAACCGAGTCAATGGTAGGAGTCACATTTACTATAGAACTTCCAATTTCAGGATCTATAGGAAGTCCAGTTTTAATTGAATCACAGACAGTGTTTTTTGAACTTAAAATTTCTGGTGAAGAAACAATAAGTATAATTTAGAATAAGTACCTAGTGTTGTTTTGTATTTACAGAATAAACGCCATATTTATATAAAAATAAATTTGTAATAATAGATTTAATATAATAAATGTCTAATATATTATCCAAAACCGGAATAACTACAGGATACTCGGTAGATGCATGGCATATAACACAATCCATTGATGCTTTTACCGGAGATGTAGATTATGATATAAATGTATCCGGTTCTTTTACCCTAACAGGTAGTCTAAATATTGATGGAAATATGTATGGAAATACTTTAGGTTCTTCATCAACATCTGATAATGCAGATTATTCACTTCAATCATATTACTCTTATAATTCTTCAATTGCTGGATTTAATGAATCAGATTTTTTCACATTGCAATTAGTAAAACCAGAAATAGATTTAGCAACTTATACTGATTATTATATTGGGGTTGGTGAGTCTGGTGTTGGTTCAAAATATATAGGATTAGTATTACCAATTGATTGTTTTATATTGAGAGCATATATAAGTGCTACCACACAGATTACAGGTAGCTCACAACCACCTTCAATTAATTTATTAATAGATGAAACACCACTATTATTAACTGATGTAATTTTAGATTACTCCCAACATTATTCATATGGTATTGGGGGTATTTACACATCATATCTAGCTGGTACTCGTATATCTCTTCATATTCAAACTCCACTTTTCACCATATCACCACACAAAGTTACACATAATGTAATATTAACAATATTACCATATACTCTATAATGAACATACTATCTAACATAGGAATTACTTCTGGAAGTAAAGTTGAAGCATGGCATATTACTCAATCAATAGATGCATTCACTGGAGAACAAGAATATGACATATTCCTATCAGGCTCATTAACTATAACAGGAAGTTTAAATTTCACTCAGATTACAAATGATATATATGGTAATTCTTCAACATCAACCACATCATCTTATTCAACAGTTACCACCAATACCTCTTATGCTTTAACAGCCTCCTCAGCATTTAATCAAACTATAATTTTAACTTTTACCCACCCTCAAATTAATTTAGAAGCAGATACCAAATATTATATAGGAAATGGAAATATCACAACAACAGGATCATTTAGTCCATCGGCTAATACACCTACCCCAGCCGGGATGATATGTCCTGTAGATGGAACTATAGTGGGTGCTAGTATAACATCCAATAGTATAATATCTGGATCACTTACTTCATTAATTACTTTAGGAATTAATTTATATGATCAAAATTATACATTTGATGAATTCATTTATAATCCATATGTTTATAATAATATACAAGATATTGAAATTAATGTAGTAGAGGGGGATATATTAACATTTGAAATTGCAACAAAAACAGGTACTTTACCACAAGCAACAACCCATAATATCCATTTATATATTAAATCATACGTATAATACCCATTTTTATATTAAATAATGGCAAAAATCTTATCAAAATCTGGAATAATAGATAATAATACTATTAGAACATGGCATGTTACTCAATCAATAGATGCATTTACAAATGTAGAGGCATATGATATTACTATATCTGGTTCATTAACCATAATTGGAGACTTAAACCTAGATACAGATCCAACAGGAAATCTAATTGGAAATTCAGCACATTCTATATCCTCATCATATTCATTAAATTCATTATCATCACTCCAAGCAAGTTATGCTGATATATCAAATGATGTTACAGCATTCCAACTATACCATGGAGTATTTAAATACCCAGAACAATCCAAAGAATATTATTTTGCAATTGATATAGAGCCTATATCTGTTTTATCTCAATCATTAGATTATGTAGGAACAAATCTCCCAACAAAAGTAACCATAATAAGCGCAAGTTTAACTACAACAATTACAGGAACAACAGGGGGTCCTGATTTATCTAGATATAAATTAATGCAAGGTTCAACAACATTGTATGATTTTGGATATATTTTATCTCATAATAGTTGGGTCTCATCTATTATAAGAGGAATTAATATTGATGTAAACCCATCTAATAATCTTATTTATATGATTTGGGAAACACCAACCAATTGGGATATAGCTCCCACTTTTGTGTCTCATAATTTAGTTTTATATTGTACTCGAGGTTATAATCCTGTCTAATAATTATAATAAATTAATATAAAAATAAAATGGAAACAGTTACAGAAACCAAAGTTTTAAATCAAGAAGAATTTCAAATTTTAAAAACAATTCAAGAAGAAACACAATCATTGATTCTAGAATTAGGTGAAATTGAATTAATTAAAATTCAATTAGAAAATAGAAAAGAAAAAGCAAAAGAATATTTATCTGAGCTAAATCAAAAAGAACAAGATTTTACACAATCTATATTTCAAAAATATGGTACAATATCAATTAACCCAACTACTGGGGAAATTAATTTAATTTCCTAATTAATTTAATTGGGTTATTTAATATTTATAAATAAAAAACAATGGCAGAAGAAGTATTATTATCCCCGGGTGTAGCATCGATAGAAAATGATCAATCATTAATAACCCAACAACCTATTCAAGCAGGTGCTGCTATTATAGGCCCAACAGTAAAGGGAAGAGTAGGAATCCCTACTATAGTAACATCATATAGTGATTATATTAATAAATTTGGATCTACTTTTTTAAGTGGAAGTCAAACATATAGTTATTTTACATCAACATCCGCAAATAACTATTTTAGTAATGGAGGTAATACATTATTGGTAACTAGAGTAGCTAGTGGATCATTTACACCTGCTAAATCAACAACTATCCCAACATCAACTGTTGCTACTAGTGCATCTGTTATATTAAACTTAATAGATATAATGAGTGAAGCAAATTCTGTTGGTTCTAGCTCATTCTCGGTAAATGGAATTACATTTTATTTTACTGGTTCTAATGAAATTAATACATCTGCAACAATATATATAAATACATCTTCTTTTGCATCATCTACAATTGCAGACTATGCTGTTACTTCTTCTAATATATTTACTGTTAGCAGTTCTGTAGCACCTTATAATACTTTATTATCATTTATATCATCCGATTCTTCCACACCCAATATAATCTTTACCTATATAGGCTCAAATGGTTTTACAGGAAATTCCAACTATATTACATCAGGAAGTACTACAACATATTTTAGTGGAGGTACTAATATGGAAGCATTCATATTAGAGACATTATCTGAAGGCATTATAATGAATAATACAAGCCCACAAAACCCAGATGGAACTTTACCTTCAGGATCATCAGATAATTTTAGATGGCAAATAGTCTCTCCAAATATTGCAAATGGAACATTTTCATTATTAATAAGACAAGGAAATGATTCAACCAACTCACCATCAGTTATAGAAACATGGGGTCCATTATCATTAGATCCCCTATCACCTAATTATATTGAGAAAGTAATAGGTAATCAAACAAAAACTGTAGTAAACGATAATGGTGAATATTATATTCAATTAAATGGAAATTTTAATAATCAATCACGATGTGTTAGAGTTAAACAAGTAAATACTCCAACACCATCATATCTTGATAACTCAGGAGACCCAAAACCACAATATACAGGATCTATCCCTATTTTAAGCAGCGGATCATTTGATTCAGCAACAGGAACAAATATTCCTTCTGGAATAGGTAATTACTATGAAAATATAAATGATACTAATACTCAAGGTCTCCAATCAAGTGATTATATTGAATCAATTTCATTATTATCTAATAAAGATGAGTACAGATATAATTTAATTACAGTACCTGGATTAATTGCAAATTCAACATTCCCATCCCATGCATCCGCAATATCATTATTGTTATCTAATTGTCAAAACAATGGTAATTCAATGGCTATAGTAGATATAGCAGGATATGGATCAAATATATTACCCGTAACAACAGCAGCTGTAGCTTTAAATACATCATATGCCGCTACTTATTGGCCTTGGGTTCAAACTATTGACCCAGATACAGCCCAACAAATATGGGTACCAGCATCAACATTAATGCCTGGAGTTTATGCTTTTAACGATAATTCAGCTGAGGCATGGTATGCACCAGCGGGTACTAGTAGAGGTGTAATGTCTAATGTTATACGAGCAGAAAGGTATTTAACTCAAGGAAATAGAGACATATTATATCAATCAAATGTTAATCCAATAGCTACTTTCACAAATTCAGGAGTAACAGTATTTGGACAAAAAACATTACAAAAGAAAGCAAGTGCTCTTGATCGTGTGAATGTTAGAAGATTATTAATTGAGCTTAAAAATTATATTTCTCAAATAGCGGATACATTAGTATTTGAACAAAATACAGTTTCTACACGTAATAACTTTTTACTTCAAGTAAATCCATATTTAGGTTCAATTCAACAAAGAAATGGTTTATACAGTTTTAAAGTAGTAATGGATGAATCAAATAATACACCAACCACAATAGATAATAATCAATTAGTAGGTGCTATTTATATTCAACCAACAAAAACCACCGAATTTATTTACTTAACATTTAATGTTACACCAACAGGCGCTCAATTTTCATAAAATATTTAAGTAGAATATTCAAAAATAACATATATGTTTCTTTATATGAATATACCTAAATTAATATTAAAAAATGTTTTTGAACAAAAAAACAATATTTATAATAAAATAAACATAATATAAAATGGCAAATTTTCCCGTATCCCCAGGAGCAACTACAAGTGAAATAGATAACACATTCTTAACAGGGCAACCTGTACAAGCAGGTGCGGCTATTATAGGACCAACAGTAAAAGGACCTGTTGAATTACCTACTCTCGTTACTTCTTATGCAGACTATGTAAATAGATTTGGTGATGTTTTAATAAGTGGAAGTGATACATATTCATATTTCACTTCAATATCAGCTTATAATTACTTTAATAACGGAGGAACATCTTTAATTGTTGCTCGTGTAATATCTGGCTCATATACAGCAGCTACCAGTTCAGTAATTTCAAATTATTTGAACGTTGCTTCATCTTCATTTACATTACAAACATTATCTGAAGGCATTATAATGAATAGTACTTCACCAGAAGTATCAGGTTCACTAACATCAGGAAGTAAAGATAATTTAAGATGGCAGATTACTAACTCTAATACAGCATCAGGAACATTTAATGTTGTTATTAGACAAGGTAATGATAAAAATGTTGCCCCTACAGTTCTTGAATCTTGGAATAATGTTTCATTAGATCCTAATTCCTCAAGATTTATTTCCAGAGTAATTGGTGATCAAGTTTTAAAATATAATCCAACCTCTACTCAAATTGAAGCATCTACAGGTTCATTTCCTAACCAATCAAGATACATACGTGTTATAAATGTAACCCCATTACCAAATTACTTAGATAATAACGGAAATCCAGTATCAGAATACACATCATCCATCCCAATCAACGGGACAGGTTCATTTGGAGGTGCTACAGGTACTATAAAAGCCGGAGCTAATTTTTATGAAAATATTAACGGAACAAATACACAAGGTTTAGTAGCTGGTAATTATGATAATATGGCTAATCTATTATCTAATAGAGATGATTATCAATTTAACATCTTATCAACACCCGGATTATATGATACTGATTATTCTTCAACAATTTCAACTATTATAAATAATACACAATTGCGTGGAGATAATTTATATGTAGTTGATTTAGTAGATTATAGTAGCGGTATAACAGATGCTATTGCTCAAGCACAAACAAGAGACACTTCATATGCAGCTACTTATTGGCCTTGGATTAGAATTGCAGACCCAGGAACCGGAAAACAAGTATTCGTACCTGCATCAACTTTACTACCAGGTGTATACGCATATAGCGATAAAGTATCTGCTCCATGGTTCGCACCAGCAGGTATTAATAGAGGTGGATTATCTACAGTATTGAGAGCTAAAGTAAAATTATCACAAGCTAATAGAGATGATTTATATTCAAATAACATCAACCCAATTGCAACATTTCCAAGAACCGGAGTATCTGTATTTGGACAAAAAACATTACAAAAAGGTGCTTCAGCATTAGATAGAGTAAATGTTAGACGTTTATTAATTGAATTAAAAGCATATATTTCTCAAATAGCAGATACACTAGTATTTGAACAAAACACTATTACAACCAGAAATAACTTCTTGAGTAGAGTAACTCCATATTTACAAACTATCCAACAAAAACAAGGTTTATATGCTTTTAAAGTACTTATGGATGATTCAAATAATACTCCTGATATAATTGACAGAAATCAATTAGTAGGACAAATATATATCCAACCAGCTAGAACAGCAGAATTTATTGCTATTGACTTTATATTACAACCAACAGGTGCTCAATTCCCAGGATAAAAAATTGAAAAATAATTTAAAGGAGAGTGCAATTTATTGCGCTCTTTTTGTTTCCTATAATATGCATAATGAACCCCAAACGACATATTATGAAAAAATATACAAAATGTAGCCAAGAAAAAGAATATTTAAACTTTTATAAAAAAATCATCTAAAGACGGATATAACAATGTTTGTATCCCCTGTAGAATAGAATATAATAGCTCTAAAAAAGAAAATATTTAATTATATTATCAAGAAAACAAAGAAAAATATTAACATAGTAGTAAAAAGTATTACCAAAATAACCAAGAAAAAATTAAACAAAAAATCATCGAATATCAAAAAAAATCCAATAAAAACTAGACAATCCTGTAATAAATGGAAATCTAATAATAAAGAATATTTTAAAATATGGAGGGAAAATAAATGGAAAAATGATACAAATTATAAGTTAAGAATTTTACTGGGCAATAGATTAAATGAAGTCTTAAAGAAAACAAAACCTATAAAAATAGTAATATTATCCAACTTTTAAATTGTTATTTAGACGAATTAAAACAACACCTCAAAAATAAATTCATACCAGAAATTAATTGGGATAATCATGGGGTGGTGTGGGAAGTAGATCATATAAAATCATGCTTTAAATTTGATATGAATATTGTAGAAGAACAAAAACAGTGTTTTAATTATGTAAATCTTCAACCATTATTTAAAACAACTAAAATAGCAGAAAGTTTTGGATATACCAACCAAATTGGAAACAGAAATAAAAGTAATAAATAATGTTATTTTTCTTATATTTCATATATGTATCATCGATAAATAAACATTAAAATAAACATTAAATTACAATATTATGGCTATTCTCGACCCAAATGAGATTTTCTTTACGGCTTTTGAACCAAAACAATCTAATCGCTTTATTCTTTATATTGATGGTGTTCCTTCATATATGGTAAAAGGAATGTCAGCTGTTAATTTAGCACAAACTGCAGTTCCCCTTAACCATATTAATGTTCAACGTTTTGTAAAAGGAAAAACAACTTGGGGTACTATTGATTTCACATTATTTGATCCAATTACACCAAGTGGAGCCCAAGCTGTAATGGAGTGGGTACGTTTACATCATGAATCCGTAACAGGTAGAGATGGATATTCTGATTTCTATAAGAAAGATTTAACATTCAACGTTGTAGGTCCTGTTGGAGATATTGTTTCAGAATGGGTAATTAAAGGAGCAATAATTACTTCAGCTACCTTTGGAGATTATAATTGGGATGATGATGGTACAGCAATTAATATTGCAATGACCGTTCAACCTGATTATTGTGTTTTGAATTACTAGCCTGTTAATAATTAACGAGCTACAAAAATAAAATTAAGGATATAGTAATCCGATTGTATTTTAATATCCTATTCGCATATGTATAATAAAACGAATAGGATATTTTTATGGAAAAAATGTAAATATTGTGGTTATATCACAGATAATAAAATCAAGTTTGCTAAGCATTGCTTATACACACATAAACTTAACAGATCAAATTACATTCTCCAAACCCAATATAGTGGAATAACCCCCACCTGCATTTGTGGGTGTGGAACTGCGATGAAATATAATCCTGTGTTAGGGAAATTCCCCTCTTATATCAAAAAACATCTTCACATCATCCAAAAAGGTAAAACCCAAGAAGAAATATTCGGTGATATGAATTCACCTAAAAGAATTAAAGCCATATCGGATGCAAGAAAAGAAAGATTTGCTTCTGGTGAATATGATCATATAAAATCCTCTATATTAATAGCAAGAAAAGACCCTGAATTGGGTTTGAAGATATCCAAAGGAACAAAAGGTATTCCCAAACCAAAACCTGAAGGATTTGGAGTTGGAAGAAAACACTCAGATGAAACTAAAGAGAAAATGAGTAAAACCGCAATTAATAAATGGGAAACCGGTGATATAGGAAAACGATCATACAACCAATCAAAATTAGAAACACTATTTGAAATTTTATTAGATAATTTAGATTTAATTTATATTAGATCATATTATGCTAAGGAAATAAAAGCATTTTACGATTTTTATTTACCTAAATTTAATATTATAATAGAAGTTGATGGAGATTTTTGGCATTCAAATCCAATGAAATATAAAGATGGACCTATAAGTAAATGTCAGATAAAAAATTATGATAGAGATAAAGTAAAGAATCAATGGGCTAAAGATAATGGATACAAGATGTTAAGATTTTGGGAATATGATATAAATAATAATAGACAACAAGTAATCCAAACACTATTAGACCATCTCAAATAGCCCAAATATATGAGGAGCTTGCCTATTTTAGGTAGGCTCTTTATCTTTTCATATATTTATATATGATAAATAAAGTTATAACAAAATAAAAATTATGAGTGAATTTAAAATTCCAACAGAAACAATCGAATTACCTTCCAAAGGTTTACTTTATCCTAGTGATTCTGAGCTAGCAAAAGGAACAGTTGAAATGTCTTACATGACCGCCAAGCATGAAGATATTCTTACAAATCAATCTTATATTAAAAACGGAACAGTTTTAGATAAATTGATGAAATCTCTTATTATATCACCTATTAAATATGATGAGTTATTGATTGGAGATAAAAATGCTATTATGATAGCTGCTCGTGTTTTAGGTTATGGAAAAGATTATACATTTGATTATGAAGGTGAACCTCAATTAGTAGATCTTTCAACTATAGAAAATAAACCATTACACGCTGAAATAGAAAAACGCAAGATTAATGAGTTTGAATTTACTTTACCCCATTCCGGCAACCGTGTAACGTTTCATTTTTTAACGCACAAAGATGAGCAGGATATCAACCGTGAACTTGAAGGACTTAAGAAAATAAATAAAGATTCTTCACCTGAGTTGTCAACTAGAATGAAATACATTATTACTTCAGTTGAAGGTAAAACAGAGAAAAAAGATATTAGAGATTTTGTAGATAATTACTTATTAGCAAAAGATTCTCGTGCACTTAGAGAATACATTAAAGAAATACAACCAGATGTAGACCTGACATTCTTCCCCAGTGAAGATGGGGTTGGAATCAATATCCCAATTGGGGTTAGCTTTTTTTGGCCTGACATTTGATATAGCACCCCAGGCTAGAGCCGCGATATTTACTCAAGTACATGAAATATGTTTTCATGGAAAAGGAGGATATGATTGGAATACCGTTTATAATATGCCTATTTGGCTTCGTCGTTTTATATTTAATAAGATAAATGAGTTTTACTCTAACGAAAAACAACAAATGGAGGATGCTAAAAATGGTAGAAAACAAAAAAGTTTAATAGATTCTTCAGGTAATATAAATACTCCTGATTTTGCCCAAGTAAGCCAACAATATAAAAGACCTGCAAAGTATAAATAACTTTGTAGGTTTTAATATTTATAATAAAATATCAAATGGCTGATACAAAAGGTCCCAACAAGCAAGATATTAATGAAATAAAAAATGCTTTAAGGGAAATTCAACAATTATATGATACTTTAGGAGGTAAAAATCCTTTTGCGGGAGTTGATAGTAAAAAATTAGCTAACTCTGCAGATGAGGTTAAAAGATTAAAAGATAGTCTCCAAGAAGCTAGAGAAGCCGTTAGTGATATGGAGGGTGAAGCTGGAGACTTATTCAAAAGTTGGAAAGCAATAGCAGATGAGGTTAAAGGAAATAGAAAAGTATTAAATGATTCTAAAAGTACTGTATCTAAAATAAATGATTTATCTCAAAGGATAAAAGATCATCAATCAAAAATAAATATACTTTCTTCAAAAGATTTAAATAATATTAAATCTAAATTAGAACAACATAAATCTACCCTTAAAGTCAATAAAGACTTTTTACAAACATCCATAGATGAATTAAATGCTAAAAAAATAGCAGGAACAGCAACGGCAACAGAACTAAGCCAGCTAAAAGAATCTGAAATAATCCATAAAAATATTACAGGAGGATTAGAAAAAGATTCTGGGATATTAGATCAAATTATATCAAAAGCCCAACAAGAAGCTAATTTTAGAAAAGAAATTGAAACAAGTCTAGGGGTTACCGGAGGTATACTTAAAGGAATGTCAAAAATTCCTATAATAAAAGATGTTGTAGATACTGAAAAAATATTAAAATCTGCAAATGATGAAATAGAACTTTCAGGATCAGGTGTAAGAGGATTAGGTGCTGGGTTTAAAGAAATGGGATCACAAATGAAAAGTGGTCTTTTAAATCCTGCAAATTTAGTTCTTGGACTTATAACCCAAATAGTATCTACTTTTAAAGATATAGATACTGGAGCTGCAAATATGGCTAAGAGTATGAATATAACATACTCAGAAGCTCTAGGAGTTCGAAAAGAACTTACCGAAATAGCTAACGCTTCATATGATTCAGCCGTTAATACTAGAGGATTACAAGAATCATTATTGGCTGTTAATGCATCCGTAGGTGCTAGAGTATCCCTAAATGATCAGGATTTAGTCACAATGACCAAAATGCGTGAGCAAGCTGGTATGACTAATGAAGAAAATATTGAGGCATTAAAGTTATCTCAAATAAATGGTAATTCAATAAATCAAAACAATATAGCTATTTTAGGTGCAGCTAAAGCATATGCTGGTAAAAATAAACTAGCAATAAATGAAAAACAAATACTAAAAGATGTTTTAAAAATGTCCGCATCTTTAAAATTATCATTAGGGGGTAGTGCTAAAAAAATGGCTGAAGCTGCTATTAAAACAAGACAATTTGGTTTAAATTTAGAGCAAGCAGAAAAAATATCATCTAGTCTTCTTCAATTTGAATCTTCCATTGAGAATGAATTAAGTGCAGAATTATTAACTGGTAAAGATTTAAATTTTGAACGTGCTAGAGGATTAGCATTAAATGGTGATACAGCTGCGGCAGCTGCTGAAATAGCAAAACAAGTAGGTTCATCTGCTGACTTTGCTAAAATGAATGTTATACAACAAGAAGCAATAGCAAAAGCAGCGGGTTTAACTAGAGATGAATTAGCTCAATCTTTAATAGATAGAGAATCACTAGCTAAATTAGGAGCTAAAGAAGGACAAAGTGCTCAAAATAGATATAATGAATTGAAAGCACAAGGAATGTCCGAAGCTGAAATAGCACAAAAGTTAGGATCTGCAGGAAACGCCAGAATGTATGAGCAACAAGGTATTCAAGAAAAATTTAATCAAACAGTTGAAAAACTAAAAGAAATATTTATGGGTGTTGCTAATGCATTAATGCCTGTATTTGATATACTATCTTCAATATTTAATGTTGTGGGTCCTATAGTGGGGTTAATGGGGCAAATGGTTGGATATGTAATAGATTGGGGAAAATATCTTTTACCTATAATAGCAGCATATAAAACCTCCCAATTTGTAAGTGGTTTAGTTTTAGGTATACAAGCAGCTATTGGAAAAGAACAAGCAATACAATCTGTTTTAATGGATCAAAATGCTACTAGAGCTAAAGCATATCAACTTGTAGAAAAAGGAACACTAGCAATAGAAACTGTAAAAAATGCAGTTATGGGTAAAGGAAATGTTATTAAAGCAGCAGGTAAAGCTATAGCTAAAAGTGATTTAGTAGTAAATATAGGTAAAGCGGCTATGGGTGTTATACAATCATTATCA